CAGAACCGCCACATAGCCAGCCAACGGTCGCCAAGACGCCTGGAACCAGTTCCCCTTTGCATCCGCCTTTAGAACTTCAATTTGTTGGAGAAGCGCCTGTTGGGAATGTCGTTCTGACATCGTGGCCAACTCATGAGCGATCTTGGCTTTAGTGTCGGCGTCAGGAATTACTTTGTCCAACAATCCGGTAATTGGACCGATTAGTGCTGAGAGCATTTCAATCTCCTATTTCTCGTCATTGATGACAGGGTGCCTGCCATTGTGCATCGCAGCAAGTTTCGACACTGAGCTATGAAGACTAGCAATCTCTGCCTGCATGGTGGCAACTTCGCGCGCTCGGCTCTCCATTTTGTCAGGTGCCAGCATACCGGACAAAACGCCCAGCTTCTGATTCGCCACTTCCATATGAGCCTGCTGCCGATCAACCGTTGAATCCAATTTCCGCAGCCTGGATTCAATGTCGGACAGCGTGTCAATCACCGCCGCCAATTTCGTTTTCACGATGACCGCAGCGCTGACCACCGAAACGCCCATCCCCGCCAGCGTGAGTATTAGACGTAAATCTAATTCACCCATCGGCCTTCTCCAAAAACCTAGTGCGAGCTAACAGCTAATGTAGCTCTTGCCTTTTATGGCAGCACCTGCACCACGGACAGTCATAACCTTACGCGTATCGCCCAACATAGGAGCCTCTGCGGTCTTTCCGTAAGGAATGCGGCCTTGACCTTTAATGTCGGCATACGGCACCGCTTTAGGAGGGTCTTTAGGGGCCGACCCGTTTACTCGAACTGTGCGTTTTTTCATTGTGGCATACCTCCGCCATCGGGTTGTTGTTTCAAAATTTCTCGTTCCATTGCCGCATCAATGCGGGCCTGCGTTTGACGCTCTTGCGCGGCAATCCGCTCTTGGAACTGTTGTGCCCGCATTTCGGCGGTCTGCTGATCTAATTGTAACTTTCCTTGGTCAATTTGCGCATCCACCTGATCGGACTGCGCCCGAAGTTCCAGCTCTTTCTCCTTAAGCTGAACCACAGGGTCCGGAGCACCAGCCCCGGAAAGCTGACCAGAAAGTTCTTTTACTTGCTGCAAACCTTCTGCAATAAATTGAGCCGTTTGCTGCTCTATCTCTAGCATCTCGTCTTCGTTTGCAACCCGACCACCGCGCTGTTGAACTTGCTGCATGAACTGAGACACAGACCTCTCGCTCGCTGCAATCCGCACATGCTCCATAATATGTTTCTGTAGGCTCATAGCTATCGGGGGTGCTTGACCAACCAAGGCACTGCTCGCAAAAATTAAATGCGCGGTGATGTGAGCTTGATGATTCTGACCCTCAAAAGCTTTCAAGGGCAACATATCTAAAGCGTTGATGTTTTCTTGAGCCGGGTCCAACGGTTCGGGAACTTCCGCCGGAATAGATTTCATTAAACGATCTACGTCCGATACGCCTAAAGCCTCATACATGTCACGGTATACTTCGTGCATGTTGTGAATTTCCGGGGCCTGTGACGCCAATTGCATCTTTGTCTGAGCTAAGACAATTCTTTGAGCCTGACTAAACACATTTGGGTTGCTTACCGGAATGACGTCTACACGATCATCAAAGTCTTGAGCCATAACCGATTGGTCGTCGCCCGCCACGGCGTAAGGATATTCTTGCGGTAGGCTTTCCGACATCACACGAGCCAAAATCTTAAACTCTTGGCGCATAGCATAGTGAAGGCGCTTGTGAACGGCGCTCATGACCCTAGAGCCCTGCTCTAGCATCGCCATGGTAGTACCTACCGCAGCTTGATCGTTGCCGTCCCCAACCTTTAAATCGGTTATCGTAGCAAACCGCTGACCAGCTTGAACCACAAAACCTAAAAGATTGAATAACGTCTGATCCGGACCCTTAAACGGGAGCGGCATCAAACTATCCCGGATCGCGCCCCCCGGAGCATCCACGTCCCGGAACTCTCCGGGCTGAAGCGGGTCGTCATCGTCCCGGATGCGCAAACCACGCGCTTTAAAGCCCGCAGGGAGGTTGGAAAGGGTTCCAGCATCAATTAACTGACGCAGCGCCGACGTTGCCGTTCTTGACAAACCACCAATCGTGTGAATTAGGCCCAGGCCGTAAAAGCCGAAGCCCGGAAGGAACTTATAATGCGTGAAATACTGTATTTTACGCTTTAAAATGTCATCTTCTTGGTAGTTCCGTCGAACAGACAGCACCTCGCCGTTATCCTGAGACAACGTTACGATGTACGGAACCTTAATTCCAGTGGGTTCGCCGTCTTCGTCAAGGTCTTCGTAACCTTCCAAGTCTAAATCGACATGACACTCCAAAAGGGTGCAGTCGTAATCTACTTGATTGGGCTCAAAACCCTCAATTCTATCAATTTCTTGACCCACGCCTGAAGTGTTTTGCTGTGCAGGACTTACTTCAACGTCACGATAGAAACCCGCAACTTGGTTTTTACGCAAATCGTTCAAAGACATTCGAACAACCTGCGTAATGTTAGGACATGTATCCAAATCAGACGTCTCGTAAGGAACGACAAGGTTCTCAGACGGGACAAATTTGGAAACCGCGCGACCTAACGTTTCGTCATAATACGTCTTTTTAAACGTTGAACCCGCCAAAGGCAGGTAGAACAACATTTGATCCATATCAGGCGTATATTCTTCCATCACACTCGTGATGTAATAGTTCATGAAAGTCTTTACGCGCCTAGCTTGCGCAACTTTCTCACGAGTTTCGTTACCCATGACCACAGTTCGGACAGGGCCCGAAGAAGGTAACAATTCGTTAAACGCTTGAGCTTGAAATTGCGTCGCAGCTTCCGCCAAAAGCGGATGAGTGACGCCCGAAGCGCCTCTAAACGGTTGCGTACGCTCGTTGTAAGTGAAACCCAGAAGGTCCAAACCATCCGCATAAGCTTCCTCCCATTCTTGCCTGCTCGCCTTATTAGAATCAAAATCCCCAGAAAGCTCGCTGGAAATACGACCTAGTTCACGCTCCGGGATTTCTTCTGCCAAGTTGGCGTAGAAATCATCGGATTCGCCCCGCTCGTCCGACGGATCAAAGTCCACCTCGACGCTGCCGTCTTCTAAAGCCACAACCTCAACGGGGCCTTCGTCTTCGTCCTCTAATTCATACGAAGCGTTTTCCAAAGTCCCCGGAAGCTCCAATTCGATTTCGGCAGCCAGGACGTCTGGGTCCAACTCAGAAGGAACACTGGTTTCCATTAAGCTGCTTTGAAAGCCGTTACGCTCTTCAGCCATTAGTTTATTACTCCTAAGATCGACCGAAATGTATCCCTAAAGCGCCGGAACCGGCTCACAGGGTTTTTCGTGTCATCATCATTACCCGTAGAGTCCATACCAACAAAATGCGGTTCCGCACGAAGAACATTTTTCGTGTCATCATCATTACCGGTGGAGTCCATGCCAACAAACTGTGTTTTTGGCCTGCGCTCAAAATCTTGTACTCCAAGGGCACTATCAATTTGAGCTTTGGTATAACCCTCCGAATTTAACGCAGACCTTATCTGAGTTGCGGCTTCTTCTTCCGCTCGACGCACAAGGTCAACAAGAGGTTGATATTCACTATCTTTATATTTTTCAGGTAAATCCGCGACATTCCCGGTTTCCGACAAAGCCACGGCAGCCTTCATTTCCCCGCTACTTAAATCGTGCATCTTTGAGTACAGATCCAGTTGTTTTTGGTTACGAGGGTCCATCCTACCATCGTCTACAAGACTTGATGCGTCATATATATTTATCAAAAACCGGTGTTCGTTTTTTCCGCCGCGGCCTCTTTCTCCAAGAACATTTGTAGTCAAAAGAGTTCCTAGCGCCGAATCTGTCCCCGTTGTTTTGATATAATCAGATAAACTGTTGCGAGCGCGAGTTAAAAAAGCATGTTCCAGTTCATGTCGAGACACTCTAGCCACGCGTTCATTGTTTGCTCGTGCGGCGTCACTGAGACCCTCTAAAGTATCTCCAGACGCTTCCGCCTGGGTTCTTCCGTATCGGTCTGTAATGTTGTTGACCAATACCCCTTTAACTCTGGGGTCCACAGTTTCTGAATTAAACCTGTCTCCCCCGTACATCAAACCTTGCAAGCCTTCATGTACAGGTATCGGAAAGCGCCCTTCAAAATCTGAACTATCATAAAGAGGCTTTCCCGAATCGAGATGGCGAAGGCGACCTCGGTATGCTTGATCGAGAAGGGTGGTACCCGAAAAACGACGTAATGTTACGGGACGAACGTCAAGATCATCCGACAATAAAGGGATTTCAGTTCCTGAGCCGCCTGATCCCGGTCTTGTCTGACGCATCATAAGTTCCGCAGAAGCTAAAGGACTACCTTCGATGTGCGGAGCCACAGTGTGAGCAAACTCGTCGTCCGCTAGACGAATTAAATCTCGACGCGAAACTTCTGGAACACCACCTAAAAGGGGCGGCCTGCGAGGGGGCAACCGCTGAGATCGAACAGAACCCCCGTCTGCAAAGGTCCTTATCGGATCGCTCGAAGAATTAAGAATGCGACTAGCTTGATCCAAAACTTGTGGGGACGCGTTTCCGCCCAAAAGCTTACGGGCTACCGCGTCATCCCGACGGTCCTTGGACCCTAAACGAGCGGCCATAAAGTCCGGGAAGGTGCCCGCATCTCTAAACTCA